AGAATCAGAAAATGTATGATTCTGTGCACAAACATTGGTCTTTTGTTGGTGGAACTAAATTCTATCGTGGTTGGAATAAAATGTATAATCGATTGAGTAAGCATCCTAATGCTTTTGAACTTGATGAGAGTGAATATGATTCATCCTTGTTTCGTGAACTCATGTATGGTAATGCAGAATTTCGCTGGCGTATGTTAGCTCCTCAGTTTCGTACTTTGGAAAATCGTAATAGATTGGATAACTTATATCGTGAAATCGTCGAGTCATATATTGTGACCCAAGATGGTGATGTTGTTATGAAGGATACTGGTAATCCAAGTGGTAGTTTTAATACTATTGCTGATAATACAGTAGGTCTTTATCGACTTCTTGCCTATGCGTGGATTTTCTTGTGTAATCAACAGGTTACTCTTGGGCTGTGGTCTCAAGAAAAGTGTGACAAAATGTCTACTTTTGAATCTTTCCATACGCATGTTGAAGCTGCCTTAACTGGTGACGACAACACTTGGACGTGTTCTGATGAAGTGGTGGGTTGGTTTAATGCAAAGTGCGTTTCACAGGTCTGGCTCCAATTAGGTGTCAAGACTACGTCTCCTTGTTATGAACCTCGAAAACTTATTGAATGCAGATTTCTTTCTGCTGGTTTCAGAAATGTTGGTGGCTGTATAGTCCCAATTCCTGAACATTCTAAAGTTATGGGCTCAATTGCCTTTCATAATCCTTCTCCACAGAACCCTCGATGGTCTCTGCTTCGTGCATGTGCGTTGAGAATTGAATCTTTTTGGGATGATCAATCACGTCAAGTGATATCAGATTTTATTCATTGGCTTTTGACTAATTATCATGAGCTTCTTCATTCTCCTAAGGATGAAAATGATCCAAAAGATATTTTCAATTTCGATCAGGTATACTCTGTGTACAAAACTGATTCGGAAATAAAAGCTCTTTATTTGTGTAATGAGTCGTCCTCGGATGAATGTCATTTATCCGAAGTGCAACTTGATATGTTGTCAATGGCCCTAGAGGCTGCGTAATGGTATAATACCCGGGAACGCTATAAAATAAAAATGACAAAAACAAAGTCACAAAGAGCTCGCGCAAAGCAAGCAAATAAAGGTCGTTCTTTACCATCTAAAAAGAACCGTTCTCCAAAGGGGAAAAGTGTACGTAAATCACAAATGAGTCGTGCCAAAATGAAAGGTGCTGGTCCCAAATCTATTAAGGTTAGCACTGGACGTCTTGGTCTTTCAATGTCTTCTGGCTTGAAAGGTGCGACAAATCGTAGGAGTAAAATCTGTGAGGAAGATGAATTTGTTGCAAATGTTAGTGGTTCTGCTACTACATCTTCCTTTTCAATTTCAAATACAATTGCTTGTAACCCTGGGTTACTTGCATCCTTTCCCTGGCTTGCTGGGGAAGCATCTCGTTATAATGAGTATGAATGGGAATACTTAGAATATTATTTTAAGCGTACTGTTTCTGAATTTGCCACTGCTGGGACAACTGGAAAAGTGTTACTTTTCTTTGATCCTGATGCAGCAGATATACCTCCTACAACTAAACAACAGATAGAGGATTCCGTTTACCATAATGATGGAATGCCTTGTGACCCTGTTATTAGGTTACCCGTTGATACGGCCCGTTTGAAAAAGAACGTGGCTAAATATGTTAGAGTTCAAGCAGCTCCTGCTAACACTGATATTAAAACGTATGATGTTGGTAATATGTATGTTGCTTGTGATAGCACAGCAACCTCTGGTGTGATTGGTGAACTTCGTGTTCGTTATCGCATTAAATTTACAGTTCCTATTTTGAGTCCAAACTCTACTGTTGGTGGTGCATTACATTTTAGTAGTATTGCTGCCACAACTGCAAATAATTTTGCAGCCGCTGCTCTACAGAGTGGTGGTACTCCTTCGTTGACTGGTATCACGCTTGGATCGAATACTGTTACGTTCCCGGCTGGTATTCCTGGCAATTATTTTCTTGCT